CTGCAGTTTCTGAATATACTTCTGGTTGGCAATGATGGCATTGTTGTAGGTAATGATTTCCTGATTGTGTTCGGATATCTGTGTGGAGGTGTCGTGTATGATGTCCAGACGTTGCTGTACAATGTCAATGTTGTTGCTCAGAGCAGTCAGTGCCTGCTGTATTTCTTCCATCTTGGAATTCTGTGCTGCTATGGCCTCGGTCTTCAACTCATGGGGCAGGCCCTGCTGACAAGTAGGACAGTTGTCATTGTCATGATAGAAGGCAATCTCTGTCTGTGCCTTGGCTATCTTTTCAGTCATCTTGCGCTGCAGGTCTGCCAGTGTGCGTGCCTTGGCAATCTGACTATCCTCATCATTGATCTGAGACCGCAGTGCATGTACCTGTGCCTCTAACTTGATGACTGCTGAGTTGGAAAAATCAATCTCTGTGGCAGCCTGGTCAATGTTGTTCTGAATTTCCTGGCTGCGGTTCTGATGATCTACTTCCAGAGTCTTGATATATTCGTTCTGTATTCTGACTCGTTCTTTCTGCACGTCGATGTCAGACTCTAGCTGCCTAAGTGAATCTCTGAGCTGGTTTTGACGATCCTTGAGCAGCTGGTTCATGGCAGTAAAGATGCGTATGTCCAGCAGGTCCTCGATGATCTCTCGACGATGTGATGGTGGTAACTGCATGAACGGAGTAAAGCTAGCACTGCCCAAGATAACAATCTGAGTAAAGCTCTTGTAGTTCAGCTTCAGTATATGCTCTTCCAGATAGCGTTGATAGTCTCGGCTATCGGCCTCCTGATTAAGGAAGTTACCGTCGACATAGATCTCAAATCTGGATGGCTTGTGTCCACGCACAATGCGATAGTCGCGACGGCCTATGCTGAACTCTACCTCGACCAGAAGATTTTTCTGATTGATGCTGTTCAATAGCTGTGGCTTGCTGATGTTGCGAAAGGCCTTGTTGAAGAGCGCAAAGCAGATGGCATCCAAGATGGTGCTCTTGCCTGCGCCATTCTCACCAACAATCAGAGTAGTGTTGGTACGATCCAGCTGTACCTCTGTGATGGCATTGCCAGTGCTTAAAAAATTACGCCAGCTTATCTTCTTGAATTTTATCATCAAATCCGACCGTCTAAATCTAATTGTTTATGACAACGTTGACAAGCCCAGAATCTGGGAGATCCGACTTTATCGGGACGATATGGTCGATGTCCAAAAATTGCACAGAGCAGACGTCTAAGGTACATTACTCCTCCGAATTTTGTGCTTCTACATAGAGCTCACGCATCAGGTTCTTGATTCGAGTTTTATCGGCATCGGTTTCTGTGCTGTCAACAAAGCTGTTGAGCAGGCTCATGGTATCTTCAATGTTGAGATTTTCATCGTCCAGAGCATCGCTTTCAAACTCTGAAAAGTCTTCAATGATTTTTAATTCTAGCAGATTTTGTTTATAAAGTCTATCTACCAGCTGGTCAAACTTATAAAAGTCTGTCTTGTTGGCAACAATGAGCTTGACATTCTTTTCTGCATACTGTGCTGCATCTATGGTGTCAGGATCGGTTTCTGCATCATCATAGACCAGACGCATAAACATACGATATGGATTTTCTACGAACTGTAGGTCCAGTGTTTTAGTATCAAAGATATGAAAGCCTCGGGGATCGTCAAAGTCACTCCAGGTTAGCTCATAGGGATTGCCCAGATACTGTATGTTGCCTTTGCGACTACGATGATGGAAATGACCACTGCACACCAGATCAAACTTGTCAAAGATCTTTGGATCCATGCCACCTTCGCTCTGCTGTCCTTTGTGCATGACAAAGCCAGCCAACTCTAGATGCCCAAACAGTACAGGTGCTGTGCTGTTCTTGATGGCATCCATGCACTCAGCATAGTTGTCAGCACAGATCCAGGGCATCATTAGGATGCTGGTATGATCTAATTGCAGAGTGTCTGGGCTGGCATAGGTAACAATGTTGGTATAGTCATTGAGCAACAGATCAGGACTATTTACATCGTTGGTATTTTTAAAATAGGTGTCATGATTACCGGCCATCATGTGAACATTGATGCCGTTGTCTGCCATCCTATTGAAGAAATAGTCTCGGCAGTTTTTTAGAATATTGAAATTAATATACTTACGACGGTCAAAACAATCGCCAAGGTGAATGACAGTAGTAATATGTTGCTGTGTAAGTGTTGGAAAAAAGACTTCATCGTAGAATTTCCTAAAAAAGTTATCAAAGGGTAGACTATCTGACCTGGCTCCAAAGTGCGTGTCGGTTATCAATGCAATTTTCATAGTTCATTTCTAAGTTGCTCAATTCTATCTTTGATCATCAATTTTTCTTTTTTCATCTTGCCCATGTCGGTATCATTGAGATAGCTGCTGTATCCCCAGGCTATGCTGTATTCCAATTCCTTGTGACGCTCTTCTAAATGCTTGATAGTCTCTCGCAGACTATGTTCGACCTCTTCCATGTTTACCCCTCATAGGTAGCACTGTTGGCGTTGTGTTCAAATACTTCTACACTGCGTAGTCTTACTCCCTGCCCTACTGGATATCTGGCTTTGAAGACATTGCCGTTGGGGCAGTAATATTCATTGCCATTTTTAAAGATGTGCAGTATAGTAGCCATTTCTTTATAGGCAAGCTCGGCAAACTTTTCACAACCTACACCTTCGACAATGCGAAGGTCGCAGACGCCGCCCTGATCCTGCAGACCCAGACTGGACATCTTCTCAAACATTTCCAGATGTGGATCGTCTTGGGCAATGACCAAGGTATGGTCAAACATATACTCTGACCATTCTTTGAATGCCTTGAGTCCACCAAAGTCCATGACCCAGTTACGGTCATCCAGAGTTTCGCTTTCAAAGACTAACTTAATGCCAATGCTGTAGCCATGCAGCAGACTGCAATGACTGTGACTTGACCGCCACTGACGGAAACAGCAGCTCAGACCGCGGTCATTACCATAAACTTTTGTGCTTAGGTACATTTTATCTCCTTACTACTTTATATTATTGTATATTGTCTGTGGTGCAGAGTCAATATTATCCAGACGATTTTTTTCTATGTTGTAGACTCGTTGCCGAAGTTCGGTGGTGGAAAAACTATGCTTGCGATCATTGAAGTAGAATTCAATACCACGGTTTAAACATTCAGTCTTGCCAGTAAAGTCACGTCCCTGATATTCCACACCCAGGATGCGAATGTCTATGGGATAGCTTAGGAAGATGTCAATGAGTTCTTTTTCTGTGCTGTACACCACAATTTCATTGACATACTTGCAGGCATCGATCTGAACAAATCTTTCAAATACACTTTGTATGGGTTTGTTCTTTTCTGTGGGGCGATCTATGGTAGGATCGGTCTGCAGACCCACAATTAAATAATCGCATTGGCGCCGTGCTTCTTTGAGCATGGTGACATGACCTGCATGAAACAGGTCAAAGGTTGAACAAGTAAAACCTACTTTCATGTTATACCTCTAGGATTTTATCAATCATGATGTTGGCATTCATGAAACGATCGATGAGGATTTGCTGCTGTTCCTTCAGCAAAGTCAGGAACTGTTCACGATTGTGTACTCTGTGTGTAATAAAGGATTGGATGTTGTCGCGATTCTCGACATAATTTTCCCAGCTACTGGTCCAATGACTGGGATACTTGAACTCGGGCAAATACATTTCAGCATAGCTGGCACGATCAGGAACAACTGGTATGGCACCTGCCAGGGTTCCTTCCATGACACTGATGCCCAGATTTTCATGCAGAGCACAACTAAAAATAATGGCGGCCTGTCCCAGAGTGGTATAGTAATCGTCTTTGCTGAGATTCATCTTCTGAGTAATAACCAGATTAAGATGGTTAGACAGATCCTCGGCAATCTCAGGTTGCTTATCTGAGTTATAACGATGTGGCCACATTACCACAGGATATTTTTCCGCAGACTGTTGTGCAACCAACATGTTGACGATAAAGTCATGCGGCTGGCCAGAACGATATGCTCGTCGATCAGTATAACTGATGGCCAGGTTTTCAAGAAACATATCTTTGTGAAAGTCTGTGGCAAAGTAATTATAGTCACAGGCATAGTACCAGGCGCGTTCCTGATTGGAACTCCAGCCTTTGCCCATC